GTTTCTTCCCATACATTTTTTTATATTTCTTTTTCAGTATCCTTAGCTTCATCTTTTACACCTTTTCTCTGTTAAGCCCCAGTTCTTCATAAATGTTATAATTGGCCAGATCTTCAAACTCCACTTCAATATCCATATCTCTTTTTGCATATTCATAAGCTTTTGCCACTCCTATGCGATTCACATACTCCATTGCTGATTTCCAATTATCCAGAAATTTCTTATTTGCTTTCGTGAATCCCCATGAAAACTTTATCGCGTAAATAGAGATGATTATATTTGTGACCGTTATATAATCTTCTGCCCGTTCCAGTTTCTCCTGAGCTTCACGGATGCAGGCGTCCGTTGCCTGCTCCGTTATTTCATCCTCTCTCGCTTTCAGGTAATTCTGCAGAATCATTGACTGCTGCCCTGTCAGTCCTGCAACCTGGCCAAGCTGCGTCTTAAAGTTCAATGGGAGTCTGCATTTTTCCTGTTCTCTGGCCTTACGTCTCATTTCTGCCCTGTTCATTTGCTTTCCCTCTGTACTTCCTTTAAGAATTCAACCAATTCGCTTTCACTATTTGGGAATTTATTGTATCTTCCATGCTGTGTCCATTTAGGTATTCCTGATTTTCTTTCCGGTTCAGGTCCTCCGATCAAATGCATGTAATATGATTCTGTATTATCTGATACCCACTGGCTATGAACAGTATCCCGATCATATTCTTCTGCAATAAGTCTTGCGCCATTTGCAAAATCATATTTGTAGTACCTGACGCCAATATGTTCATCTGTATACCAAAGTCCCCAGGCTTTATAATTTCTCAGCCATTCTTTCCTCTGATCATTATTTCTCATCACCGGAAGTGGCAACTGCTCCATGACGTTCTTTCCGTCATCTTTATTTTCATCATCCAGACAATCTCTCACCAGATTCTTGATTATTCTGAGTCCACCGGCAATGAGCTGATATTTCAATATCGTTCTTCCCGGAATTCCCTCATCAGCCACTGAAAGATAGTTTTTCAACTCTTCTTCGGCATCTTGCAGAATATCATCCATTGCAATCATTGATGGAACCGGAATATCTTTAAGCTCCGGTGGCCAAGCTTCTGGTATCAGTTCTATTATCTGCTGCTTTTCGTCCACTGTTTTCTTGTTTTCTGCTGCGTTTTCGCAGCGTTCACAGTTGTCCGAATCGGACATATCTGATTCTTCAATAACAAAATCTTCCGGTACTATCCTTTTTTGATATTCTGCTGCCATGCGTTCTCTTGATATGTAACAGACTTTTTCGCCCTGTTCATCGTAAAATACGAAATCATCTTCCTTTGGTCTTTGCACTGCTGCGAATTCCGTTCCCATTACTCTGAAACGCCTTGTATTACCTGGTCCCATGCCTTTATATGCATTTTCCAGGAATACATTTATCATCCTTGCTATGTCCGGCAGAAATACTTCGTTTGCATCATAATATGGACATTCTTTTTGTGGTTCTGGCATAGGTGCAAGCTTCACCGCTTTTTGTTTCTTTCCATACTTCTCTATCAGTGTTTCAGCCAACTGCTGCCATGTAATCAGCTTTTCATCCCCACTACCAGGATTAAACAGGATTCCATTTGATTTTCCCTGATAATTCAAATATCCATTTCTGATCCGCACATCATTGTATATAATGCTGAGCATATAAATGGACATGTTCTTATCCCGCCTTTGAATTCGTTCTGTTGTTGATTTCTTTAAGCTTTCAAAGAATCGTTCGATCTGAATGTCAACATCAATTACCGTTCCATCTTCCGGAGGTCTTCTTCGTCCAATTGCTTCATCAAGTGTCAGCTGTCCAGGAATCTGACGTCCTACTTCCTGTTTTTCTTTCAAAGCTTTAACCTCTGGGAGCGTAATTGTTTCATTCTTTTTGTACAACCCCAGAGCCTCATCCTGGTGTTTCTCATCCAGATCTGTCAGTTCCCTTGCCACAGATATATTGATGCTTCCATTTTGAAACTCTTGCATGAACTCCTGACTTAGTTTTTTCTGGATTGCATGATATCTTTCTAACTGTGTCCCTGATGTTCCGAGAGTTGCCTGTACCATGCTTCTGGTTGTCCCCTGCAGGTCAACCAGATCACGAAGTTCCTTAATTACCTCTTCTGTGATAAGCGCCTCCTGCATTTTCTCCCAGTCACTTTTTTCACGGAACCGGTTCGCCTGGATGATTCCCAGCTTATTGATCAGCTGTTCCACTTTTCCATCTTTATCTTCTGGGAACTTTTCTGTATTCAGATTCACTTTTGTATATTTACAGTTAATCTTCCGAAACTCTTCATGTCCCTCTTCCACAAGCATCCTGCAGCACATTGTCCTACAGTGCCCTGATATGATCCTGTCTTTACCATCCACGTCCTCAATCAGAACGTCCTGCATAACCCCAAATAGAAGAATTGAGTTCTTCAATCCCTGCAGTTTCTCCGGATCTGTGGAATAGAAATTCTCTTTCGATGGCTCCAGTTCAAACACATCCCGATACACTGTATCACTGATATTCTCAGTCTCCGTGGGCTTTTTACGATTATTTACCATGTCGGCCAGATTGAATGCCATCAGGCTTCCCTCCCTTCCGTCCATTTATCCATCATAACTCCTGCTGCCACCAGATACTCTTTCACCAGGCATTCATAATCTTTTGCGGCTAAAGAACGCGCGGAATACAAAGGGATAGGTTTTCTTGCATAAGTACTCTCTGATACTTTTCTGGAATATCTTATCTTCGTCTTAAGCATTGGATACCCTGCTGCCTCTATCATTTCTGTTCCCTGTGCCTGTGCAAGGTTGTTTTTGTCATATTTTGTGATAAAGACCCAGTAATTTTTCAATTCTGGGTTCAGTTCCTCTTTTGTATAACCAATCTGATCCACCAGTTCCGGAAGTCCTTCCGTTGTGTTATCATCAATTTCTACCGGAATCAAAACATCATCACAGGCTGTCAGAGCATTGATCGTTGATACGTTGATATCCGGTGCATTGTCAATTATGCAGAAATCATACTGATCAGCCACACATGCCAATGCATTTTTTATCCTATACTGCTGCGGTCGTGTCTGATCGAACATTACTTCCTGGTTAGCCATCAAAAGACGCATATTTGCCGGTAATACATCCATGTTATGGAATTCCGTATGTCTGATCAGTTTTTTCATCCAGTCTTCCGGGTGCCTTGCAGTCATGATCCGATCTATTCCCTCTCCATCCTGTGTTCTGCAGTTCAATCCTCTTGATGCATCTCCCTGCTTATCGTTATCCACAATAAGCACTTTATTCCCCTGGCTTGCCAGAATATAGGCAACACTATTGGTGGTAACGGTCTTGGCCACGCCACCCTTTAAATTAATCACTGCAATTGTTCTCATACTCTTCCTCTTTTCTTTTTATTTTTTCTTATGTGCCCTATTTCTCAATTTTCTGTCTGCTCTTTCCATCCAATCAGGCTTCCCACCTTCCGGTTCATTATCAAAATAGATTTCTCCATCATCATCTCTGTAATAGTGAAAGTGTATTCCTGATTTTGTTACTGTTCCAAGATACGTCATTGCCCTTGGATCCTGTTCTGTGCGCAGACTCCATCCTTTTCCCCACAATTCTTCAGTTTCCACGTTTTATCATCTCCTCCTGGAGCCATTGCGAATACGAATGTTCACCGGCCAGCGAAGAAACTTTCAGTTTCAACCGGTTGATTACTTCATAGACCTTTTTCCATTCATCTGCATTTTTGATATCTTTTCCCTTTGTATCTTTAAAGGCATCTGCTGCCAGATCTGAGATTCTCAATACTCTGGATGTCACGAAGGTATCTCTGGTATATATGCAAATCTCACATGTAGAACGAAATCTCGAAAGGGCTTCTATGAGTGCCTGTAAGTTACACTGATGATATGTACTACTACTATTTCCGAAACCTTCTCTGGTCTCAGTCCTGCCAGCGTACACGGCTTCTATTACATATCCGTATCTGCGCTGAACTCTCGCCTGGCACTGTTTATCTGTTTCCAGATAAATATTGACTTTCACAGCTTGATTCCCCCTTTCTTTAAATTCGTCTGTTCAATCTGATCAATGTGTAATGGCGGTAATTGTACCCAGTTACCGGATTTTTTCCCTCAAAGAGCTCTGCTATGTAGTAACCTTTCTTAGGCTTCACTTTCTTAGGCCAACGTTTCAGCTCCTCTGGCTTTGGCTCTGGAAGCGGCATATTCCTGGAATGGCTGTAGTTTGCTTCACTAAGTCTGGGCTTTGCCAGGGTTCCGTCTTTTTTCTTTTCCCTGGTTTTCTCATCCTTGGTGATGTAATCAGCCAGCTTCTGGAAATCCTCTTCCGGGCACTTACTCTTCCTAATCTGAGTTACATATACTCCACCATAGGGCCAGGTCCTTTCAACAAGACTTGCCGTATCTCCAATATCGTTGATAATACAATGTATATGCCAGGCTCCCTTCGTCCCCCGTTCAATGTTCCGGATCCAGAAGAGCACCCTGCCTTTTTTCCTGTAAATCTTTCTTAGCTTGTCCATCATTTTCAAAAACTGCTTCTTGGCAGTGTCCATATCTGGAGGTCTGTTCTCTGGCTTGTATGTAAATGTCACCCACAGATCACCTGGTGAAAAATATTCCATCAGTCTGAGTCTTGCCCTCTTGGATTTATTCCAGGCGTTTACTCTCTGAACATCTTCCGGAGTGAGCTTTCTCTTAGGCAGTCTCTCCTTCCCCTTAGCTCCATACTTGCCATCATGATTCTCTTCCACATACAGGATATCCTTCTTCTGCAGATACCAGGTTTTACGCTTTGTTTTCATACCAAAAGGCTCCTAAGTTTAATATCTTAATCGAGTACTAAACAGGGGAATTTCACCCCTGATTTTTCTTACATTCTTGACTTTTTAGTGGCCCAATGATATTATGTAATTGGTTGATTACATATGGACCTGAGTCGATGCACCCCTTGCATCGGCTCTTTTCTTTAGTTTACATAACTTTCTTTTTTCTGATCTGTTCCAGCTCTTTTTCAACATCTTTTCCGCTATATTCCTCCAGAAGCTTTCCAGAGATGTTATAAGTCCACTTGGTGGACTTGGTGGACATCTTAATTGCTATTCCAATCGGCAGTTTTCCCTGCTGCATCGCAACACGTACAAACTGCGGGGACGTGTTGAGAATTGCAGCAGCTTCAGTTGTCAATATTTTTCCTGTGTTCATTTTTCGCATCCTGCTTTCTTATTATTCCATTGATAAATCCATAATCGGTACATTTGAAATAACCTCTGATTGATCCTGCTGCCCCCATGTGATTTCGATTGTCATATGAGGGCTCTTTCTGGTGTTTTTCACCTGTCTCTCCATTTTTCTAATGAGTTTGCTCAAGAAGCCATCCTGCAGTGCTATCTCATGAGGTATTTTGCATACGATTTTTATATGTTCCATCTTTACACCATCCTTTTCTTCCCATCACTTTTAACCAGCAGCTTTCGCTATAGCCAAAACTAATGCGATTATTGAAATTACAAATGAAATTGTTTGTAGCTTCATTCTCTCACCTCGTTTTCTGTCGATATATCTCTACTTTTTTCCTTTCTATGGTAATTTATTTCATACTGTGTTAAGATTTCCCTACCCTAAATAGAAAGGAGGAATCACTATGGATGATTTAACCAGAGAACAGCAGAAACTTCTTACCTCTATGTACAAAGAAGTTTTAAGCCGCCAGCCCGCTGTATCCTTTGACGAAGCAAATTACTTTGCTAATTCAGATGTAGTTATGGAACATTTCTATCCCGACTCTGATTCTGATCATGTATCTTCTCTTTGCTGGTCACTTGCTTCTGCCGGATACATCACTTGCGAACCTGGCGAAGATCTTGCCAATGAGATCAAGCTCACCGATAAGACAATCATTTACATGGAAAACAAATTTAAAAATGGTCTTAAGAGTGTCCTTGAATTCCTGGCACAGTTCAAATGAGTTTTTGGCCAGCCGCCTTATTCCGGCTGGCCATTCTCATAATATGCTGCATGTACATGCTCCGATGTTTTGTGAAAATTTAAAGCATGTGTCACATCTTTTGTATAAGTACATGGTGGACAATCACCCTTTCTCTTTGGATTTTTGTAACATGTATTTTTCTTGCAGGTTGGAACATTTCCATCACAAAGATATAAAACCCTTTTCTGCTCTTCTCCTAACAAGTACTCCATGTTCGTTTTGAACATTCGAGACATCTTTTTCAACTTTTGGCTTGGAATATCTTTCTTTTCATTAATCCAGTTGTAATATGTTTTGTGAGATACTCCTAATTGCGAAGCAAGCTGCTCCTGCGTCAGCCCTTTTCGAACTCTTTCTGTTTCAATATTAGTTAACATTTTATTTTTCCTCGCTTTCTTTTATTGACTTTT